ATTTCTACGGTTCCAGTCAATACATCCAACACAATCACGCTGACGTCTGGCGTTACTGTCAATGGAGATGTCATGACAATCGCGAGTGGTGCAGGTGGTCTCCCTACTGGTGCGGGTCCCTACATCATTGAGGGTGCCACCGTGACAACTGCCACTGGACTTGTGTTCGCCCCTGGTACTATTATTACCGCATTCGGAGATGGGTCTGGCGCCAATGGAACCTACAATCTCAGTGAACCGGTGCTGGTGAATGGACTTACGTCTGTTGGAGTGAACGTTGTGATCACGCTTCCCAACGTGAATTACGCTCCTCACACGAACCCGATCAACGTGTACTCGTTTGCCCTCCAGCCCGAGGAGCACCAGCCGTCCGGCACGTGCAATTTCTCGCGCATCGACACGACCACGCTCGTGTTCGACAGCATCAGCGCTGCGGGTATTGCCAAGCCGACGAAGAGCACCCCGTTCAACTTCCGCATGTATGCCGTGAACTACAACATCTTCCGCGTGATGAGTGGCATGGGTGGCCTGGCCTACAGCAACTAAAGTCGCTTCCTTTCACCAACTAAGTTGAAGGTAGAGCATGATCCAGAACAACCTTGAGGTCCTTTAGCTCGGACTTCAGTTTCTCCAAATACAAAATAGCATCCATGTGCTCCTCTTGAGCATGAACAATCCACTCGAGAATGGAAAGGTCCTTACGATCAAGGTCCGTTCCATACTTTGCCTTTCCAAACTCCGACCGCTTCTTGAACTTCTCAATCACGGCGGCTACAATGCTGTCCATTTTTATAAGTAAGAGTGTCAATGCTGAAAGTAGCAGTTGTTCTTTTTGTACTTGTGGTTGTGGCGTGGATTCTTTCTAATCCCCAGACGTATTTCCGCAAGGAATCGCCCACTACACGTCTGTATTCGGAAGGCACCCGCGAAGTCCTAAAGTCTGTTGCAACATTATCGGCGCCGGTTGACCCTTCCCAGGGCATTTTGCGTGGTCTCGACCAAGGATATGTCCCATTTCGTGTGAGATAACGTACTGACGATAGCCATCCAAGTCCTGGCCACTCCTTGCAGTTCCGTGTCTCCATAGATCCTCGTTGACCCACAACTGATTGCCGTTCATAATCGCACAGGATAAGGTATCGTCACACCCATTCCTGCGAAGTTGCCGTCTTGAAGTCAAGTGAATGGTGGCGCGTGGATTCTGCTTGACGGGTACAAACGAGTATCCCTTCGACACCCAACCATGTGGATCTGCAAGACAGATTGCAACATCACGTCTGAAGTCTGCAAGTGAGAAGTCTACATCTGGATCAATCACGACCCTGTAGGTGATCGTCTTCATTAAAAACAGATGTGATTTTATTACCAAGTGGACAGGTCATCATGCCCCGCTGTGTTCACTGTAAGAAGAAGACCCATCTGGAGTTCACGTGCAAGTGTTCAAATGAAAAAGTGTTTTGTTCATCCTGTAGGACGACTGAGGTTCATGGTTGTTCACTTGTTTATAAGCCACTTGAGTTGATTAAGATTGTTCCAGAGAAGGTTCAGAAGATTTAGTCCTCCAGCGGAGGCATGTCATCGTAATCCTGAATATCAATCTTCTCTAACAGAAACTCCATCAGCGCCTTCACCTCGCTATCCTTCATCTTCTCTCGCTTGAGAACCGATGCCACGAGCCCTCCATCCCTAAAGAGGATTTCAATGTTCATTACCTGCATCTCGGATGCTGGGGGCGTCATAGGTCGTCCCTCTTCATCCTCAGTCGGTGTACTGAAGTACACATGCCACACATCCTCAAGCTCGATCTTGTAGGCTGATCCATTCAGATTGTAGTTCGTCATCTCAAGCGCGTAGTCAATTGCGTTGTTCAGAGTAGTCATCATTTTGTCCTCCACTGTCTACTCATCTGGTAGAATCAAATCCATTTTGAATAATAAATGAACGTGTTCCTTGAAGCCGTGTTGGTTGGTCTCTTTTTACTTCCGCTCTTCTGGGCAACTGAAAAACTTGGGTTCTCAAAGTGGATCACGGTTTTCCTTGCAGGGGCGCTGTTTCACTTAACTGCTGAAGTCACGGGTATCAACAAGGCCTACACCCTGATGAAGGTTTGAGTTAGATACTTCAAGAGTACATCGTAAGAGGCAACTCGCTCCCCTGCAAAGAACAAGGCAAATCGCCCGATATCTGCTGAATTAGGAAGACAGTTGCAGAGAACCTTCGCAACACGTTCCATTGGAATATCATCTATATACACTGGACCCCATGACCTTTCTGGGAAACTTGTCCAAAACCGACTTCGGGATGGACAGTCATATGGGACGCATTTATCAAATGCTGTGCGCAACATAGCAAATGGGACCATTGTAGAGGGAATCTGTTCAAGTGTGATCAAGAGGAATGCCATTGTAGCTGAAGTCTATTTATTGTTGAATCTCAAATCTGTTTTAACCGTCTAAAACGGATTTGATATAGACTAAGTAGGTGGTATTGCCGTGGAACAGATTACAATATGGCTACCTTCAATGATCTTCTCGAGACACGCACGCAGGAGTATATTCGCGACAACAATGCCCATATTCTGTCTCATGTCGCCAGTCGCCACAAGGACCTGATTAAGAGAATCGAGACATTCCGCAAGACCTTAACTGAGCAAGAACAAGAGGAGATGTCGGTCGATGACATTCTTCAGAAGATTAAGACAGATATGACGATCAGGGCCTTCTTTCGGAAGACCACGACTCGACAGAATATTGGAGAGATCACTCAGATTGAGTGGATCAAACGGTCCGTGCCGGACACAGTGAAGCTCAATGCTGATGTAGGAGGCAAATATCTCTCTGGAGGCGAGATGCATGTTGTTGCCAGTGGGGTTCCTCGTCCGGAAAACTCGACCAAGACCTTCGACACGGAGTCGCCTTCAACGAAGACATATGGCATCTTGAAGCTCACTAAACAGGCTGGTGGAGCTCAGGACAACCAGTACAATGACGTTAAGACCTTCATCCGGCACATTGTCTCGTACTTTGAGACCCACCCAGATGCAACTGAAAAATTCAAGTTCTATCTGGACGGTGCATACTACACCCCAAAGAAGCGCGCTGAGCTGAAGAATATGGTTCCCGCGACATGCGTTGACCGGATTATCATCACGAGCTGTGAATCAGATGCAGTATAATTCGGTATGCAAGCTCGAACGGAATTCGCTTGCGGGCATACTCCTTAGATTCCCGAAACTGTGGGAGAAACAAACTCCAAGTCTCATTTCTTTTTAACTCAATGAACTCATTGAACCGATCAGCAATCTCTTTTTGTTTCTCAGGAGTGAGCGTGGTTCCCTTAATACACACTGTTAGGTATGCGCGACTTGAGTCCTTTGCAGGATACACGTATGATGGATCATACTTCAACTGGATTCTACCCTCTGCTTTTCCAGAATCGAGTGCTGTTAGTGTTAGATTAGTTAGTGTTTCACCTTCCGACAGTGGCTTGCCCTCTACGTGTCTGCGCACAGTTATGCCGTTCGGCACAGAAAGGTTATAGATCTCACCACCGATGATCCAGTCATCCATCTTACGAACCAAGAACTCCTTCTCAGCCCCAGATGGTCTGTGGATCCACATAATTGACTGTTCATGCAAGACCTCTGTTGATCTTTCAAACGAGATAACAACAACCGTTGTTGACGTATCTGGAAATACATCCTCCTCAAAGTACTTGACCTGTACGACACGATACTTTGATAAGAAAGCATTTCGACATGATACATCAATGTCGCGAGGAGATAAGAAGAATCCCACAGGAATAATGACACTTCCTCCCAGACAATCTGAATTGGCGAGCGATATCATGAAGCACTTGTAGAGATCGTTTGATTCATATGTGTCAAATACAGTCTTGTCATCTGCGTGGTTTCTGGCCAAGTAAGGTGGATTTGTTATAACCCAGCATCCATCATAGTCAGGTGGATTCAAGAGTGTATCCCGTCGCTGTACTTCGGTGTGCTTTGGATCAATGTCATAGGCTTCAATTGGGTTGTCAGTTCCGATCCAACTTAACAGATCACCTTGACCTGCAAATGGCTCGATAACCTTTACATTCTTCGGCGGATGTGGGACACCACTGAGAATGTAATCGCTCTGGACAGTGTAAAATTGACCAGCC